AGCAATCGTACCATAAATTGTTCCAGGGGTACTAGCTGTTAATTTAATTCTTCTCCTTGCATGATAAATAGAAGTTACATCAACTCCATTGATTGTAAAAGATGTGCCTGAAGCATAAGCAGAAGTATAAGCACCACTACCATCACCATATTCAATCCACTGACTGTCATTAAACCATTCTCTAGTATTTTTCATCAATGCTCTAAGAGAATTATTTAAGTTGGATGGTAACATACCCTCTCCGACATCAATTCCATTTAGGGATGTGTTACTTGCTTGTGTTGTTGAATAATCTTTTATGTTTGTTGTCATGTTGCTCCTAATTCATAAACCACATAAAAGCTTTATCGCTTTCTGTGTTATTTTTATTTATTAATGTGTTAACAGCTTCTTCTACTTGTCTTTGAAAAAACTCCTGTGTCTCAATTGAATATCTTATGTTGTCTATATCTATTTTATCACTCATTATCTTGATCCACCTTGAGAAGCAGTTAGATCAATTCCTTGCGCATTAGTCCAAATAGACTCTGCTGGTATTTTTACATTTGCTCTAAAATATCTACCACTTTGTCTTACAGGGTTTATGCCTGTGTCATTCATAGAACTAGATGATGATGTTGTAACAGTATCGGCTAATTTATCTCTAGTTTTAATAGTAACATTTGCACTAGCGTCAACCAATGGCCTTACACTTGTTATGTTTGCTCTTAGACCAGGAAATAATTCTTGTTCTTTTGTTTCAAGTTCGGCTTCTAAAGTTTTACCACTAAAGATCGCAGCTTTAAAATTTTCATCAATTGCACCTAAATATAAATGCCCTGTGGTCCAGTAAGCTGTGTCTAGTGAAATATTAATATCTTCTAAGTTTTCACTTATAATATCCATTAACTCAACTGTGTTAGCTACTACAAATTGTTTAAAAATTTGTGATGCTTTTACTTTTGCAATACTCCACTTTTGAGTAACATAATTATAAATTAATAATTTATCACAAATCCCTGTAGTATTTGGATTATCTTTTGATGGATATAACCAAATTGCTAAAGTATTAAATGGATCAACAGCGCTTGTAATTCTATCTGTGTAAGCTTTGTTAAGATCACTTTCAAAAAATCTATTTACTTTCTCAGCTCCTATTGGCAACACTTGATCACCATTGATTTGAAAAAATCCATCTGATGCGTAAAAAAAAACTTGTCTATTGTCTTGGCAAACAGTTTGGCCATAAACAGCACCCCTGTTTGGAGAAATTACACTAAACCTGAAAACAACATTTCCACCAACAAAGTCCATACGAATAATTTGATCTTGCCTGAACACATATCCAACCTCACCACTTGTGATGGCCACAACTTGACCCCCTGATCCTGGTAAGTCTTGTTGATCACTTGAACTAACTCCACTTTCCCAAGTTGATATATCGTTTATACCACTCCATTGAACTCTATTTTTAGCGTTCTCAATATTACCTGTAACTAAAAAATCTCTAATAACCCCTGATATTTTAAATTTAACAGGGACAGTTCCACTTCCACTTGATGAAGCTAAACTTTGTAGTGTTGCAAAGTTAGATGAAGTTCCCATTAAATAATACATTGGGGGATTAACTCCATTTGATGCAATTACATAATTTCCAAATTGGGTAAATGTAAAATAATCTGTGTCTCCACCACTTATAGTCAAGCTTCCTTTAACACTAGAAAAAGTTCCACTTGTTAATTTATAAATATTGTCTTTCGTTCCAACAAAAGTAAATACTGTATTTGTATTATCTCTAAACGACCCTGCGCCTTTTGCATTTTGTGTAACATTTGATGCTCCACTATAAGGTACTAAACCTTTTACAGGCTTGTAACTTGTTTGTGCATGATAAACATTAGTCGCCACAGTTGATCCAGGATTTAAATGATCAGGTTGATCAGGAAGCCATTCTCCAAAAGGTATTTGCATTTTAAAACCTAACTATTTGTTGTTACATAACTATTTTTAAAAGGTGATGCAATTGTATCCTCACCTCTCATTTGTAAAGGTGATCCACTAAATTGATCTTCTCTATCGTTTAACTCTAATCTTTCCATAGCCGTTTGATACATTTGCGACCAAGTTTGAACTTGTTGAGGATTAATACCACCTAAAAAATTCGCAGCATGAAAAAGTGATCCATATAAATAAATAGATGGATGTGATGTTAAAATATAATTTGTTGTAGTTGTATCCGATAACGCATCAAAGCTTTTATAATAATTTATATAAGCTGTGTAATTGCTATCAGGTTTTGGCATAAATCTAAATGTGTCTCCAAGAATAGTATAAGATAAAGGAATCCCTGTTTGCGATGTTCCTTTAACCTGGTCCATTTGAGGTGGAGTCATATATCTTAAAGGGTATTTAGTAGAGCCACTTAAAATATAAATATCTCTTACTTGTAAAAAACCAGTTGGCAAAGCTTCTGTTTCACTATCAATTGTAAAACTTGTTTGTGCAATCATTTTTCTAACTCTTAACTTTGAGTTAAAATCAGCTTCTACAAGTTTTATAAAATCATCACTAATCTCCGATGTTAAATCACTTCTATTTAACCAATTAGCAATTGATGTTTTTAGAGAACTATAATTTGTTAATGCCATTAAAATCTTCCTGGTGCTGTTCTAAAATATCTATAATCAGAACTATTTAATTTTTCTTTTAAAATTTTTGTTTGAACATCTTTTGGTAAAGCAAACCAATTACCTTTGTTTTGATCACCATTATGTTCTTTAGCCCAAATTTCTAAAATAATTGTAGGTATAGATGCTATTCTTTTTAAACCTTTGTCAGGTGAGTAACCATCGTTTTGAGTATATAACTTTTTATTGTGTTCTAAAATTGGCTTATGATCAATTTTTCTTTCTTGAACGACACCCTTTTCCGTACCATAAAAAGTCTCTGTTACTAAACCATCTTTTTCAACAATTTTACTCATCGACCACCACCTTTATATCTAGTTTGTTTTTTTTGTCTTTTCTCCGATTTCGATTGAGATTTTTTGTGCTTTCCTAATTTAGGAGGCTTATCTCTAGGAGTGAAACTAACAAACTTTTGCTTAGCCACTTAACTCAGTTACATAAAGATCGCCACTACCTATAAAAGCTACTTTCTCACCTGGTCTAATTTTGATAATTTCAATATCATTAGCAGGGATATACATAGAGCTTGTTGTAGCAGTTGGTGATCCACCAAAAGCAACATGGCCATTTGCACTTGCGACTATTCTAATAAATTGTGTATGCGATAACATCCCATCTGAAGTAGCAGCGCTTGAGCCACTTGATGTTACTTTTTGTGTTTTAATTGGAAACAATCCATAATTATATGACATTAATATTTTCCTTTTTTACTTTTTACTTTTTTGCCTTTTTTCTTTGCAAAGGCTTTAGCTTTTTTCATTCCACTTTTTGTGTATGAAAACTTTTTTTTTCCTACCATTGGCATAGTTTATTTCTCCTAATAAATTTTGTTGGGTACTTGGGGGATGTACCGCTAGGCAAGTTCCCCCAAATTCTATTATCTTCTAATAACGTAAGTAAGTTCCATTTTTGAGGAGTTACTTGATCCACCATCTGTAATGGCTTCAATAACTGATCCCTCATTAACGCTATTTAATGAAGTAGGCTCAACTTCGTATTGTTTACCAGCTGATCCTGATGCAACATGACTAATCGCAGCTGACGTACAAGCCACACCATCTATTTCAAAAGAGATAGCAGCAGTTCCTGTAGTAGTTGCTTTGTTATGTGCAAAAATTTTAACAATTCTACCACCATCTGGCACCACAACAAAAGTTGAAGATGCTGTTGATACACTAGGTATATGTGATGTTAGAAAATAATCGTTAAGTGTTCTCATTGTATTTTTCCTTTTTTTGATTGCTTCGTTCCGTCATTGACTTCAAAGACCAAACAAAATGTTAATTGCATATAGGGGGATTGCTCCCCCTATAATAATATCTATTACGATGTAGTTAGATCGAATACTGCACCACTTGCTTTTTCGTTTTTAGAAACAAGTGTGTATTCTGCTAACAATGCTTGTTTAGTAGCATCACCAGTTTTAGCTAAGTCCATTAGAGAGAAATCTCTTAGGAATGCTGTAGCCCACATATCTGGTTGAAGTACAAAACAATCTCTTGATCTTGAGAATCTATTTGGAACAACAGTCATTGATCCAAAGTCAGATTCATAAACATCAACAGCAGCTACAAGTCTTTTGTTTTCTGCAGGGTCAAATCTAGTTGATCCACCTGTAAAACCAGAAAGAACTTGTTTGTTGAAAGAACCGACCATAACCATAGATGGATCGCCACCCTCATCCCAACATTTTTTAATTACATTTTTAAGTTGAGATTCAGTGAAAGCTCTTTGAGTTCCATCTGTTCTTGCAGTTCCAGGTACGTCAGCACTTGATACTTGACCATTTGCTCCACCTGAACCAGCGTCATTGTTTGCTTGTATCCAACCTGCTAATCCAGCAAGTTCTCTAGCCGCAGTATCGCTACCAACTACAGGTGAGTTGTTTGCGCATAATGAACTTTCCATATCTCTTTTTAGTTCTTTCGAAGCTTTTGAGATTTGGTAAGCTAATTCATTATTTCTACCAGCTTTTGATACGCTATCTAAAGTACCAGAAACAATCACAGATTTTCTTGAGATTTGTGTTCTGTTATTTACTCTAGTAGTAGCCGATGGTGCAGAAAAACCAATTTCATCACCCTCTATTTGTGCATTATTTGATACAGCTGATGCTAAACTGTCGGTTTGCCATTCATGAAGTACGGCTGTTGCTTTTTCTTTGCCTATACCACTCATAAACGGAGTTTCTGTAGGTGAGATTGAATATATCAGATCAGATAAATCTTCTCTCAAACCTTTTGCGTCATATTGACTATATGTTCCAGTTACCTGTGCCATAATTGTCTCCTTTGGTTGAGTTATTTATTGTTAATCATATCTAAAAATATGCTTGCAGCGTCTTTTACGCTTCCACTTTTCTTTAGACGACTCAACTTTTCTCTTTTGGCCTTAGTAGTTAGATC